AAATTACCTAAACAACAAGGATATGTTGTTAGAAATACATAGATCAAAAACATCATATTGCAGTTTCACCCAACCAGAATATCATCAATACGATTTAATTCTTCCAAGTATTGATAAAATCAATGTTCGAAGCATTGCCGAAGCTAAACGTGTACAGGCTAAACGTTTAGGGCAACAAGATTTTGAACGCAGAAAGAAAGAAGGTGAAAAGGTCAAACTTGCAGATTGTGAAATTGATTATAAAAAAATAGCTAAAACAGATGTTATCTTTAGGATTATGACGTTTGATCATATCCCATTAAACAACACCCGTAAGAAAAACCCTAAAAGTCTAGCCGATCACAGAGATAAGGTTAATTTTCCGCCATTTCAACATTGGAAATTTAACGAAAACGATGAACTAATATGTGTAGGTAAAAGCCACTGGAAGGGCGATCTTGAAAAAGGTCATTTTGATAAGGATGCTGGACAAATTACAAACACACTTGCCCGCATGATGATCAAACTGTGTGAACGATATGCTACTCGAGGTAATGTTCGGGGGTATACCTATAACGATGAAATGAAAGGTATGGCTATTTTGCAACTAACACAGATTGGATTACAATTTGATGAAAGCAAATCAGATAACCCGTTTGCTTATTTTACCGCAGCCGTAACTAACAGTTTTGTTCGTGTAATTAATACAGAAAAACGTAATCAGAATATACGAGATGACATCTTAGAAATTAATGGTATGAACCCTAGCTACAGCAGAACCGGTGCTGGGGAACATGCAGCCGCTATAAAAAGATATAATGAGGATACAAGTGAGTAATTTATTTAAAAAAGTAGCTTGTTTTACAGACATTCACTTTGGTCTTAAAAGTAATAGTTCAACACACAATCAAGATTGTGAAGATTTTGTAGATTGGTACATTGCTAAAGCAAAAGAAGAAGGATGTGATACAGGAATTTTCATGGGTGACTGGCATCATAATCGCAATAGTCTTAACATTACCACTATGGACTATTCGCTTCGAGCACTGGAAAAGTTAGGTCAAGCATTTGATCAGTTTTACTTTTTCCCTGGCAATCATGATTTGTACTATAAAGACAAACGCGATATTCATTCAGTAGAGTTTGGTAAGTACATTCCCGGTATTACTGTTGTGCATGAACCTACTACAATTGGAAATGTTACACTTTGCCCGTGGTTAGTTGGAGAAGAATGGAAATCAATTAGTAAAAAAGGCGGCAAATATATATTTGGTCACTTTGAACTTCCTAGTTTTTTTATGAATGCAATGGTACAAATGCCAGATCACGGTGAAATTCAACTAGATGCATTTAAAACATACGAGCTAGGATTCAGCGGGCACTTCCATAAACGCCAACAGCAAAAGAATATGATTTATATTGGCAATGCATTTCCACACAATTATGCAGACACATGGGACGATGATCGCGGAATGATGATTTTAGAATGGGGAGGTCAGCCAGAATATTACAGTTGGCCGGCGCAACCCACATTTAGAACAGTAACTCTTAGTAGGTTAATTGACGGAGCAGATTCAATAATCTTGCCCAAGAGTCATCTACGTGTTACACTAGATATAGATATCAGCTATGAAGAAGCCAGTTTTATTAAAGAAAAATTTATGGCAGATTATGATATTCGCGAACTAACTTTAATTGCAGAAAAGAAAGATATCGAAATTAACACTAATATCGATATTCAAGCCTTTGAAAGCGTAGATCAAATTGTATCAAGTCAAATTATTAATATCGAAAGCGACACATACGATAAGAATATCCTATTAGAAATTTACAACAATCTATGAAAATAAAAGAACTAACAGTTAAAAACTTCATGAGTGTGGGAAATCAGACTCAAGCAGTAAACTTTGCACAAGAAAACTTGACCTTAGTACTAGGTGAAAATTTAGATCAAGGCGGAGACGATGCTGGAAGTCGTAATGGTACAGGTAAAACTACTATTGTTAATGCACTAAGCTATGCATTATTTGGTAATGCCTTGACCAATATTAAAAAAGATAATCTTATTAACAAAATTAACAACAAAAATATGTTAGTTACACTAGCTTTTGAAAAAGATGGTGTTGATTATAGGATAGAACGCGGACGTAAACCTAATATATTACAATTCTTTGTCAACGATCAAGCTCAAGATATAGAAGAAACAGATGACGCACAAGGTGATCAGCGCGAAACACAAAAAGATTTAGACGATCTGCTAGGTATGAGTCACGATATGTTCAAGCATATTGTAGCATTAAACACTTATACTGAACCATTTTTAAGTATGCGGGCTAATGATCAGCGAGTTATCATTGAACAATTATTAGGTGTTACACTATTAAGTGAAAAAGCAGAAAGTCTTAAAGAGTTAATTAAACAAACTAAAGATAAAATTACACAAGAAAGTGCAGATATAGAAGCTGCAAAGCGGTCTAACGAGAGTATACAAAAAAGTATTGACAATTTACTAACAAAACAAAGTGCGTGGAATACTCAACATGCAAATGATCTTGAAAAAATTGGGCGTAGCATTGTAGAACTTGAAAGTGTAGACATTGAATCAGAACTTGCAAAGCATGCAGAGCTTAAAGCATATGATGACAAATCAGCAAAGCTGAAGAGCCTAAATAAGGAGCGGGCTACATTAGATAGCGCGATAGCGCAAGCGGAGCGAAGCGTAAAAAAGTACGCAAGCGAGCTTGCTACGTTGCAGGATAAAAAATGCCACGCTTGTGAACAGGATCTTCATGATCATAAACATGAAGAAATGATGACAGAAGCACTTACGCATCACACAGATGCTGTTACTTACTATGATAAAGTATCAGGGGATCGTAATAAGATACAAAAAGAACTAGATGATATCGGTGAATTAAGTAAACGGCCAGATACCTACTATGATACTGTTGAACAAGCACTCAAACATCAAAACAATCTAAAGACATTGGAAAATCAGTTAGTACAAAAATCGCACGATATAGATCCTTATCAAGAACAAATAGACGAATTGACTGATACCGCACTTGTAGAAATATCGTGGGACAATGTAAATGCTTTGAATAGTCTTAAAGATCATCAAGAGTTTTTATTAAAATTGCTTACAAGTAAGGACAGTTTTATTCGTAAAAAGATTATTGATCAAAATTTAGCCTACTTAAACAACAGATTAACCTACTATCTTGACAAGATGGGCTTGCCACATAGTGTATTATTTCAAAATGATCTGTCAGTTATCATCACTCAGTTGGGTCAAGACTTAGATTTTGACAATTTATCACGTGGCGAACGCAACAGACTTATCATTAGTTTAAGTTTTGCCTTCAGAGATGTATGGGAAAGTTTGTATCAACAGATCAATTTGTTGTTTGTAGACGAACTAATCGACAATGGACTAGATGCATCGGGTGTAGAAGGTGCGTTAGGCATACTTAAAAAGATGTCACGTGAGCGAAAAAAGAATATTTTCTTAATTAGCCACAAGGATGAACTAATTGGCAGGGTAAACAACGTACTACGTGTGGTTAAAGAAAATGGTTACACTAGTTATGCAACCGATTTAGAAGTAAATGAGTAAACACGTTGACCCTGTTAACTATCAAAATGAAGAGAGCCATGAACAACTCATGGCTGCTTTTCGCGAATATTTCAAGGCAAATCAAGATTGGCAATCAAAAGGCACACGTGTAGCAGGAGAACGTATGCGCTACTGGCTAGCGCAGATTAGAATAATAGCAAAAGATCGAAGAACTCACGTACAACAGTACAGAGTCTATTTGGATCAAGCTAAACTAGCTCGCAAAACAAATCAAAAGGCAGGTGGTAGTAGGGACAAATAATATACATAGTTAATGTCCTGGTACTACAACAATGAATTAATAACAGAATTGCCCGAAGAGTGTGTTGGGTTTGTATATCTTATAACAAATACACTCACGGGACGTATGTACATAGGCAAAAAACTAGCAAAATTTTCTAAAACTACTTATAAAACAGTAAAATTAAAAAACGGCACTAAGAAAAAAAAGAAAATCCGCAGTAAAATTGATAGTGATTGGCAGGACTACTATGGTAGTTCTGATGAATTGCTCAAGGATATTGCGCAGTTAGGTCAAGAAAACTTTCGTCGAGATATACTTTATTATTGTAAATCTAAGGCAGAAACGTCATACATAGAGGCACGAGAACAATTTACACGCAGGGTATTAGAATCTGACGATTATTACAACGGTCAGATATCAGTTCGTGTCCACGGCTCCCATATCAAAGGCAAACAAATCAACGGTTAGTAGCTAGCGCAGGCCAATTTCATGCGCCCAAGACAACTCGATAATAAGAGGGACGGAATTCTCCAGCCGTAGGAGTACTCAACCACTATCCTTAACAGGACGAGGATCGCAAATAAGCCGCGGTTTGGTTGTTTTAAGAATTAAAGGCAAAAGGAGAAGCTGTAGCTTCACGTACACAAGTATGTTAGCGTATATTTGTGTGCCGCCGTCATATAAAGACTCTGCTCGTGGTACCGGATGACCGCCACTGTAATGCAGTAAC